GCGATCTCGCGCTTGGCCTTGATGATCTCGCTGACGAACGCCGCCGCGTTGGGGGCGAGCTTCTCCAGGGCTTTGTTCAACGCCTCCAGGTCGCCCGACAGCCCGGCCTTCAATGCGGCCGACATCCCCTGGAATCCGAGCTTCAGGGTGCCGAACGCAATCAGCGCCGACGCGATCGCCGCAGGGTACAGCAGTAACACACCAGCGGCCTGGATCAGGACCACGACCAGTTCGTGCAGGACCGGGATGAGGTTGACCAGGGCGCCGAGCAGCCCGGCGACGGCGGAGACGACGCTGCCGATGACCAGCCCGAGCAGCGCCATCCGGGCGGTGAACGCGATCAGCGCAATCGACCCGCGTAGGACGGTGAACAGCCCGCGCAGCCCTGCGGTGAGCCCGGACAGCAGGCTGGTGCCGATCCCTTGGCCGAGGTTGTCCGCCCACCGGCGGGTGTCGCGGTCGATGTCACGTCGGCCCTTTTTGGTGTCGTCGTCGACGTGGACTTCGATGTAGGCGTCGGCGACCTTGAACCCGGCTGCCACCCCCTCGCCTCCCGCCTACACCCTAGAGATCTCCACCCAGTCGCCCAGCTGTTCGGCCGCGTCCGCTGTGGTCGCGTCGATCTGGACGGTCCCGGGCTTTTGCAGAGCCTGGGCGCTGGGGTGCTGCGTCCGTTGTTCTTCCACCAGCTGGTGGATCCTGCTTGCCAGCGCGCCGTCGTAGGCGCCGAGCCGTTCGATCAGGCTGAACAGCCGCTCCGCCGGTAGCCCGGCATACTGGTCCTCATCGAGGTCAACCTCCAACCCGTGGAACCGGTGCAGGTCGGACTCGATATCGTAGTCCAGGTCCAGCATCCAGGACATCTCGGCGGCGCGCTGGATCAGTTTCCCAGGGTCTTGCGGATAGCTGACATGGAGTACTTCTCCGCCGCCTTCATCACCGCCGCCACCTGGTCCTGGTCCAGCTTGTCCGCCGCCAGGACGTCGATTACAGCCTCGCCGAGCACGTCGTACAGCATATCGGCGGCGGCTTGGTCACTCTTGCCCTGGCGTACGCTCTTCATGTACCGGAACGCGATCCCCGGGTCGATCTTCTTCGGGACGGTGTAGATCTTGCCCTCGACCCGGAAAAGCTCCTCCCGGTCCGGCGGGACCACGTCGCCCTCCAGGTACACCCCGTCTGGCAGCCCGCCGGCTGTGTCCTCTTCGTTGTCAGCCAACAGCGACGGGTTCACCGAGAACCCGCCGCTGCCGCCTGTCGACTCCCCGACCATGGTCATTGCCTGCTCTCCTGGGTTACGAGGTCTGATCGACCAGCTTGTACGGTGCGATGCTGGACGAGACGTAATGCGATGCCCACTTCACCGCGTAGACGGTCTGGCCGTCCTTCTTGTACGCGACCTGCACCGGCTCGGTGGATAGCATCCTGCGGCCGATGATCCGCCGCCGGAACGCCGACGGTGCGAACCCGTCGAAGATCAACGGGACGTACGTCGGTTGGGTCGCCGCCGTGGTCGTCACCGGCTCGGTCACCTTGTAGCCGGACGCGGTGGTCGGGGGGGATTCGTTGTTCGCCAGAGCGTAGTTCTCCAACCTGGCCTCCGCCAGGTGGGTGGCGATGCTCATCTCCCGTTTGGTCATCCGCCGGTCCGGGGTGTCGACCAGCTGGTCGACCTCCAGTTCCGAGTATTCCCGGCCGATCTCGACCGTCACACCGTCCCGGGTCCCGCCGACGTCGGTCCACGACGAAGACTGGGGGGTGGTGTTGACCGCCGCATCGAGCGGCTCGGCGGTGGTGGTGTACGCAGACGTGTTCGAGTACTGCGTGCCCTTGTAGAGAGTGCCGGGTCCCTGGATCAGGTTCAGCACGGTTACGGCCATTGCTCATCTCCCTTTCTTGCTGCGCAGCGTTCGTGCTGTCGGACGGCCGACCCGGGTCGGCAGCCGCCGGTACCTGACCTTCTTGCCGCCGGGCGTCTCGTGGGCCCATCTGTGGGCGAACTTCTGGTGGGTTGCGAACGCCCACCGCCACTGCTTCTTGCTGCGGAACCCCGGGTAGGTGTGGCTGCCCCGGTGTCCCCGTCTACCCTTGGGCATCGACGAACTCCTCCCGTTGCAGTGGGAACGTCGTGCGCTCCATCGCCGGGTGGGTTTTGAGCCACATCCACGGCTGCCCGAGATCGCCCCGGGTGACCCGGACAACCCGGGTGTTCGGGAACAGGAACTCCATCTCCCGCCGGCTGTCGTGCAGAATCGCCCTGCCCTGGTAGGTCAGCAGCTCCCCCGACGAGGCGCCGACCAGCCCGTACCGATCTGGCATGGTGCGGCTCATGCGATCACCACCGATGCTGGGGCCCAGTTGAACTGCAGGTCCACGGTGTACGCCGCGTATTGCGACGGATCCGACGGGAGCTTCTTGATGTCGCTGACGGGAAGGACCGACCCGACGATCGCCCGGCCGTAGTTGGCCGGGAACCCAGTCAGTTCGACCGCAGGGTCGGGTGCCCACCGTTTAGTGTAGGTCGCCATCACGATACGCATCGCCAGCTGGAACGCCTGCCCCCACGGCGGTTTCCGGCTGCCAGGCTTTCCCGCGAAGACGTTGATGGTGACCACCGGGTGGAACATCGGCACATCCGGGTCGGGGGTCCCGCCGACGGCCATGATCTGGACGAACTCGTTGTCGGTCCAGGGCGAGTCGGGCAGGGTGGTGGAGACTTTCCCGGTCAATCCGGATACGGCCGCGAGCAGCCACTGTTTGGCGACCAGTTCGGCGTTGGGCAGCAGCGGGGTGCTCATCGCGGCGCCCGGTTGGAGATTGAATGGACCGCCGACGGCGGGATGACCCGCCGGGTGTACGCGGCTGGCCGCAGGTACGGCTGGGGTTGCGTGCCGGGGTGGTGGGCGGTGAAGCCCCACCCGAACGCGTTCGGAATATCGTGTGGCCGGGTGCCGTATTCAACGTAGGCGGGGGCGTCGGCGTTGGGGGGCATACCGGCGCCGGAGGCGATGACCCGGCTCGAGTCGTGGTTGGGCCAGATGTGGGTCGACAGGTAGCCGGTGTCGACGGGGGCGTACCGGCGGGCGTCGGCGGCGATTTCTTTCGCGAGCCACTCCCGTAGGTCGTCTCGGATACCGTCGATGTGCACCTGGGCGAGCGGGCTTTCGACGTAGATAACGACCACCGCTCACCCGCCTGTCTACCAAGCTGGACTGTCCCGCAGGGGCGGTCGGTCTACCCGTCCGGGGATCCCCCTGTCTAGCCCGATTGTAGCATCAGGTGGTGCGGGACAGCTGGAGTTGGTAATCGGGGTGCATCACCGACGCGTGCGGGTCCGACAGGTCGATCACCAGATAGACGATGTTGATCTGTTCGTCCAACAGCCGATCGTCTTTGCGGATGTCAATCTCGGGACCGACCCGACCGGCGTAGGTTCGGACGATCCTGTACGCCTGCTCAGCCGGCAGGAACACCCGCCGGTTCTGCTCCAGGATCGACGCTGGCACTCCCGTCGCGGCCGGTGTGCCGGTGTTGTCGTCCACCGCGTCGCCGTAGCCGTCGGTGACAGTACCGCGCAGGATCGACACGGTGGTGGTGGCGACCGCTCTCACATCGGGGTCCAGACCTTGTTGTCATCGGCCACGGCCGAATCGCGCGGGCCCAGGTCGTTGTAGTCCGGTTCGTTGTACCCGCGTCGAACCCGCAGGGGTTTCCAGGTCCAGGTGAGCCGGCGCAGGCATCTTGCCGCAAGCGGGGCGAGCAGCTGGGCGTTGACGGTGCCGGGGGTGAAGCTGGCCCCGTCCTGCGAGACGGTGTCGACGTCGAAGTGGCTGTACATATCGGGTCGGCTGGCCATCCACGCAGCCTGATACGACACAGCCCGGTTCAACAGCCGCAGGTTCCGTTGAGAGATCTGGTCGGTAGCCAACCAGGTGGTGCCGGCGAAGATCTCGATGATGTCCTGGGCGCGCAGGACAGCGTCATCGGTGACGGTGACACCGGTCAGCAGGTCCACGTCGTCGCTGTCGGCCCACGCCTCGAGTGGCTCGGTCACCGGCGGCCTCCTACTGCTTCTTGAGGGTCACCTTGTACACTGCGTGCCGGACGCCGTTGACCTGCTCGAACCCGGACCGGTACACCGCCGACAGCCCGCCGCGCGGGATGTACCCGTCGCGGATGGCCTGCTCGTAGGCACGGTACCGGTTGTCTTCGTGGGTCCCAGTCGACAGCTCGCCACGGCATTCGTACCGGGCGGTGTACTCGTGCAGCGGCGGTGCCGGTTCGGCCTGGGTCGCCTCCGACTCCGGGGGGGCTGCGGGTGGAGCAGCGGCGGGCGGGCTGGACGGCTGGGCGGCGGGCGTTTCGGTGTCGGGCTCGTCGTCGTCGCCGAGCAACGCCGCGATCCGCTGCTTGTCGTCATCGTCCTCGAGCCGGGCCTTGATCTCCTCGTTCGACCCGCCTGCGGACAGACCCCGCCTGCCAGCCTCGGCCTGCAGCTGCGGCTGCCGCCAATCGTCGTACGCTCCCACTTGACCCTCCCGACTTGGTTGTCCGATCGCCACCAGTGTACCAGCCAGGTACGGCTCGGGGGCCGGGCTCGGGGGTCGGGGTCCCCGAAAACACCGGCCCCCGAGAACGGGGGGTGCCGTTAGTCGGTGATGCGCTCCAGGACCGCCATCGCCTTCTCGTGCGCGACCACGAACCCGCGACGGGTCCGGAACTTGATCGCGTAGTCGTCGGTGTCGTCCTGCGCCCGCGCGTCGTCGGTCAGCGTCTCCGGGCCCGACCGGTCGCCGCGCTTGAGGAACCGGGCGTTCGCGAAGAACAGCACGTCGTTGCCACCCGGCGAGCCGGTGTTGGTCGGGCTGGTCTTCGCGCCACGGGTCCACACGATCGGGGTGTTGAACAGCGCGTCCGGGGTGCCGTTGCCCGGCAGACCGAACCCGACGCCCGGCTGGAAGATCGGCCGGCCCTGCGAGTCCAGGCACAGCCGCAGCGCGTCACGCCACCCGGGGTGGGCGATGACGAGCATGTCAGCCGGCGACCAGTACTTGCCGGTCTCAACCTTCTTGAACAGAGCCGACAGCTTCTCGTACAGCGACGTCCCGAGCGGGGTCGACGCGATGTTGATCAGGTCGTCGTCCCACGTCAGGTAGTTGTCGTCGGCGGTGTAGCTGGTGTCGGTGTTGGTCGAACGCAGCGACCGGTAGACCGAGGTGAACGGGACGGTGGTGCCGTTCTCGGCGCCGGTGACCGCGAGACACGCGTTGTCGAACACGTCGGCGTACGAGATCGCCCAGTCGATGCCCTTGGTCCGGATCACGTCCATGCGGGTCGAAGCGTCGGCGAGGTCGTCCTCGTCGATCTTGAACCGGGCGATGAACCGGCGGGCGGTGATGGTGACCTCGTCGTTGGTCGAGGTGTCGTCGACGTAGGTCGTCCCGGCGGTGACCGTGATCCCTGCGGAGCGGGGAATCGACTTGGTCTTGGACCGCATCGGGACGCGGCTGCCGAACCGCTCGATGGCGGACTCCATCAGAACCCGCTGGATGACCTCCGAGTCGTACTCGATCGGGATCCAGTCGGCGACGTTCGCAGCGGCGCCACCGGCCACCATGTACAGTGGGGTGCCGTCGTTGCGGAACCCGACGATGGTGCCGGGGCGATACTGGGGGCCCTCGTTGCTCTCGTCGAGGCCGATGACCCATTCGGGCAGTGCAGTCTTGCTCACGTGTAGACTCCTTCCCGCTGTCGCAGCGAGATCCGAGATTCACTGGGATTCGCTCATCGCGAGCAGGGGGCCGGGTTCATCACGAACCGGCAGGGTCGCAGCCACTTGACACGAGGTCGAACAGGTGCTCTGCCGCTGCCATTGTAACACGTAGGGCGTCGGGGGTACCGTTGGTCGTATGGCGAAGTTGACGGCTGCGTCTCGCCGCGCGTTGCCGGCGAGCGCGTTCGTATTCCCGAAGTCGCGCAAATATCCGATCCATGACCGGGCCCACGCCAGGACAGCGCTGGCGTATGCGAGACGCAACGGGGTGTATGCTCGGGTTGCGGCGGCGGTCCGGGCACGCTACCCGGGCATGGCAGTCGGGGGCAAGAAACGCCGGTCGACACGTCGCCGCCGGTAGAAGGAGGGAAGACGTGAAGATCCGCAGGATCAAGGCGCTGCTCGCGGCAGCGCTGGTCGGCGTCGTCGGCGCGGTCGTGGTAGCGACGCCCGCGCATGCCGGCTCGTACCTGCACGTGGTGCGCCACTCCAGCAGCGCGTTCTGCATGGAGGTCCCGTACGACCCGGCCACCGGGACCGGCTCGATGGTGATGGGCGAACAGCTGCGCCAGGGCATCTGCGGCCCGCAGACAACGTGGTACCAGAACTTCTGGTTCGAGGACACAGGAGTGCCGCACCTGTACTTCCTGCGCCCCGGGCACAACCTGTGGTGCGTCCAGCCCGGCGTGGTGGGCATGCAGCGTTCGACGCTGATCCAGTGGGCATGCACCTGGGGTAACGAGCAGAAGTGGCTGCTGGAACCGGTCACGCCCGGGTCGGCAGGCTACACGCTGATGAACGCCGCGTCCGGCATGTGCATCACCGTCGAGGACGACACTCTCGGCCAGTACATCCGGCAGAGCTTCAACTGCGCGCACGGGCTGGAACCGCTGCGGAGTACGTGGCGGCTGCCGCTGCCCGGTTTCTGACCTTAACGTGGCCCGGCTGTTCACCCCCCGGTCGCACCGCCCGTCGCGGTCGCGCCGGGGGGTGTTCTGTTGGGCGGAGGGTGAACATCGGGGGCTGCGGTACCCACGGGCAACCGAACGGCGGATGGCGTACCGATACGAGCGGGCAGCCGACGGTAGCCGGTGGTACGATGCCGGAGACAAGAGAGGGGAGCCGGCGCAGTGCTAAGCGACCTCTACCCGCTGGGGCAGATCACCGACGAGGGTGACACCATCCTCCAGGTGCGACGCTTGTTGAAGGGCCGACGCCCCCAGTTCCAGCTGCACGACGGAACTGACATGGACACCGTCGCGGCCGACCGGGTGCCGAACAGCACCCCAGCGGTACCCACCACAGATGGAAGGATCCACACCGTGCGTGATCTCGCCCAGGACAAGAAGTTCACCCGCACCTACGCCCCGGTCGACGAGTTCGGCGCTCCTGCCAACGCGCCGTTCGTCGGCACCCAGACGTTCACCACCGCCAACCCGGAACTGATCAACGTCACCGACAACGGCGACGGCAGCGCGGTCATTGCGGCTGTCGGCGGCGGCGCGCTCGGCCCGGCCGCGCTCACGTTCACGGCCACCCCGGACGGCGGCGGCGCTCCGGTCGTGATCGAGGACACGATCAACGTGACGGCCGGCGCGGCGGAGGGTTTCGCGGCGACCGACTCCCCGGACGAGGAAGTCACGCCGGACGTCTGACCCACCAAGGTTCACCCGGGATAGAGCCGCCCCCGCGCCGACCGGACCACCGGCGAGCACGGGGGCGGCTCGCTGTCCAGGTCCCCGGAAGGTCATGCGCGGGGGCGGGTGAGGGGGGTTGTGAACCCAGACCCGATCTTACCGGCCGCCTCGCCACCGGTCAACGATTTGGTCTTCCCAACGTCGCGGCTTCGCGGCGGGTGGGCGTTTCTCTCCGCCGTCAACCGCCCCGCCGTTGCGGGTCGGGTTGGCGGCTGGTGGCGCGGTGCGGCGGAACCATTCGGGGATCTCCGCCCGCAGTTCCTGGACCGCCTCGTCCACTCCGGTTACGTTCCCGTCGGCGTCGACTTCGATCTTCGACTGGTCGATGACCTTCAACGCGGTTGCGACCGTCCCGCTGAACCGGGCGCCGGACAGGGCGGCCTGGATGGCGCTCGCGCGCAGCTGTTGGGTGAGCTTGTCGACCCGCTCTTCGTCCTGGGCCCGCTGCCGCTCCAGCTCGAGCCGGACCCGCCGTTCGACCTCCGCCTCAGTCGGCGCGGGCGGCGTCGGAGGCGCTGGAGGAGCCGGAGGGTTATCGACGTACCCAGGTGGCGCTCCGAGTGTCTCCGTGGGGCTCCCAGATACCTCTCCGGGGCCGTCGGACGGGCTTTGCTGGTCGGCCAGCCACTGCTCGAGGTCGGTGATGCCGTGCTTCTTCATCCACTGCGTGACCGCTCGGGTTTTCTGCAGCTCCCGGTTGTTACGGGTGTTGCCGCGCCGCAGCCGCTGGACCTCCGCCAGGAGTTCCTCGCGGGTCGGCCCCTGCTGCTGGGCCGGTGTTTCCGGTTCGTCGTCGTCAAGCTCGTCGTCATCGTCCGGGCTGTTGGGGTCCAGGTCGTCGTCGTCCGGCCCGGCCACGATCGCGCCGTCTCGTCTGGTCATCCCGACCGCTCCTGTTCACGAAAGTGCCAGCATCACGCCAGCCCCCCCATCCCGGGGGATCCCGCCATTCTAGCTGATCCGGGCGTCGACCTCGCGTACCCAACCGGCCCGAATGTACTGCAGCCATTCGTCGTACAACGGGTGGTCTGGGGTCAACAACGCCCAACCCATCCCCACCACACGCTGGTCGTCCTCGCCGGTCGCCTCAACCCGGGTCGGAACCATCCATTGGCCGTTGTTGTCCTGCCACGGTTCGCCGACCGTCATCACGGCCTCCTCTGTTCGATCCTGGGCAGCCGCCGCCCGCTGACCAGATCCTTGTGCAGCCCGTCGAAGTAGTCCGAGATCGACATAACATCTTCGATCTGCCCGCCATACGTCTCCAGCATCAGCAAATCCCGTGTGGTGACCGCCCGTCCGGCTCTGCCCCCAGCATAGAACGGGTCGGTTGTCGGAGTCGGGTCAGCCGATGCCCAAGTGAAGAACGTATCCGCCCAGAACTCCTCTGGGCCGGCGTCGCCTTTCTGCCGGTAGTACGGCGACAGCCGCCGAGACCCTCGCTTGATCCGACCATGGATCAAACGCCACTTCCGCTGGGCCGACGCGTCGTCCCACCGGTAGGCCCGGTTGGTGTTGAAGAACCCCATCGCGGCGTCCAGGACATGGCCGAACTCGTGCAGTCCGGCATCACCGACGGCCAGGTCCTGCGGGATGCCGGCCATCTGGTGGCTCCGGCGGCGGCTGCGCAGGTGCGATTCGCTGTTGTCGGTGTGGACCACCGCGTAGACGGCGCTGCCGGACACCACCCCGTCGACCTGGTCCCAGGTGGCCATGGTGGCTTTCTTGCCCCAGCCGCGTGGCGGTTTGGTGATCTGCCGTTTCAGGTTGTCCAGGTCGCGGATGCCTTGGGTGGATCCGATCCAGATCCCGGCGCTGCCGTTTCCTCGCTGGGTTTGGTAGGCCAGGAACTCGGCGACGACCCGGTGGAATGCGGGTGGGACCCGCTGTTCGAGTTGGTCCAGGACGCCGTAGGCGAACCAGTCGTTCGATTCGATGTGCAGCATCGACCCGTAGTAGGCCAGCGGGTTGGTCGGGTCGAACTGCCGGTCCGATTCGATCGCCTGCTCGGCGTAGTCCAGCTGGTTGCGCAGGGCTCGCAGCTTGGCCTCCGCTGCGAGCACGTGCGGGTCGGTGTCGGCGGCGTCGGCGTAGTCCTTCTCTTTGCCATATGGGACGACCTCCCAATGTTTCAACCCGAGGTCGATCCTCGCGACGTTGTATACCGCTGTGTTGCGCCGGCCCTGCAGATCACGCTCTGCCTGCTGGATGTCGTCGTGCAGCCGTTGGATTTCCGCCGCCCGGGTCGCGGCAGTGTTCGGGTGGTACATCGACCCGTCGGCCTGCCGGTGCATCGTGCGGGACCGCCAGTTGGCCATCCGGGTCTCGGCCTCGCCCGTGACCTGCGCATCCCACGCCCCGGGGGTGACCCTCGGCGGCGGCGGTGGCCGCAGTGTACCGACCGCCCGGCGGGTGGTCTTCTTTGCAGGCGGCGGTTTCGCGCCGGGGGTCCGGCGGGTCGGGGCGTGTTGGATGTCCTTCGGGGGTCGGTTCAACGCCAGCCGACCCGAACCGGTGCACCGCCGCCCAGTGTCGGGGTTGTTGTGCGTGGACAGCTTGCCCGCCCCGACCACCTTGACCTGTCGGCCGCAGATCGGGCATTTCTCGGTCAACCCGGTCGACACCGACCCGTGCCGACCGGCGGGTTGCGGTTCGCGGACACCGATCCGTCCGGACAGCCGGTCCGCCCAATCCCCACCGCCGCCGATGTCGGGGGTTTTGTCGCGGAACTCCCCGCCTTTACTGTCCGGCGCCTCGGCCGGCCACCGGGGGTGGTCGCTTTCGACGAACCTGCGGGCCACGGCTACCTCTTCCCGAGTTCAGGGCTGCGGTATTCCGGCTCCCAGTTCCGCCGGATCAGCACGTCGTCGCTGGTGTCGATCTGCCACACCTGGTCCCCGGCGTGCAACTCAACCGTATCCGGGTCTTCCGGGTCGATGTGCATCTCCTCCAGCATCGCCCACTCACCGGACGGTGTCCGGATGGAGAAATCCCCGGAGGTGGCGTAGTCGGGGTGCGCAGCCAGGGCATGCCCGAGGATCTCTTTCGTGTCTGGCCCTTCGCCATAGGCTTGCATCGAGACCCGCCAGTCGCCCCGGGCGTTGCGCAGGTCAGCCAGCCCCTCGGGCTGGTCCCGTTCGAGTAGACCCACCATGTCGATGACGTAGTCGTGCGGGTAGTACCGGTAGGCGTGTTGGTCGTAGATCCTGCCGAGGTTCTCCGGCGAGAACCGGTAGGTGACCATCCCCCGCTGGGAGCGCATCATCCCGTTGTTCGGCGCGTCCACCGCGCGGTAGCCAAGCTCGTTAAACGTCGCGGCTGCTCTCTCCACCCACTGGTCGCTGAACTGCTGCTTCCACTCGGTCCGGCCGGAGATCCACGGCGGGGTCCGTTTCAACGTCTCCATCCGGTCCGACATGGTGCTGACCCAAGTGTCCTGGTCGTCGCGGAACCGCCCGCCGCCCGGCCCGTGCCCTCCAGGACCGACCGGAGTACCCCGGGGCCACCGTGGCTGTGTCACCGGTACGCCCCCCTCCTGACCGCTCTGCGGGCCCGCCGCTCCACCGACACCGGCAGCCCAGCGCCCACGGCCAGTAAAGCATCCGTCGCGCGCAGCCGAGCCGGCAGCGAATCCGACCCGCTCACCCCGCGCAGAACCGACCGGCGGGCCTCGCGCTTCAACGCCTGCGCCGGGGTGTACGGCCCCGACTCCCACGGCTGGACCGGATACCCGGCCAGCACCGGCGCAGGCCGTTGGAAACACCGGCAGTTCGGGTGCCGGGGCGGACCCCACAACGGACCGATCGGGTACACCGGTAGCGGTTTGAACAGCCCGTTCGTCCCGATGTAGAACGTCAGGTTCGCGTTGTACGGCTGACCCGGCCCGGCAATCTCCCCAGACAACGCCAGGCAATGCAGACACGCGTCGCGTTCAGCGATCCACATCCGAGACACCCCGGCCAGGTCGGCAACCTCCCGGACACCCATGTTGAACCCGGCGTTGGTCGCCCACCGCACATCCCGCTCGAGCCCGGTTAACGCCTGCTCGGCCGGGGCGATGATCCGAGCCAAGACCTCTGCGAAATCTGCCGGTGGGGCACCAACCTGCCCAGCTGATTGTGCGGACAACAGCTGCGCGTCGATTCTTGCCTGGGCAGCTGCCGCCAACGCAACCACCCACTGGTGTACGGTCTGCGGCGGCCGTTCCAGCTGCTGCAACCCGGCCACCAGTTGGTCGTAGGTGTATTGGCTGTAGCTGCGCAGCCGAGCCGGGACCTGCTGTACGAACGGGGTCGCCGACTGCTGCCCCAGATCGAGCGCCTGCAAAACCATCTGCCACAGCGGGAGACGGATGTCAACCGCCACCTGGGCGATGATCTGCCCGGCGGCGTCGGCGAACCGGCGGCGGACAGTCGGCGGCAGCGGTTGGCTGAGGCTGCCTGCCAGCCCGATGTACAACGCGGCGATCTGCCGGGTTGCGACCTCCAGCTGCTGGCGCAGCTCGTTGGTGAGGATCGCGGCGGCGCGCAGTTCGACGTTCAGCTGTTCGTCGGTCGGTCCGATCGGAAGGGTCATTCGATCCTCCGGCGGGTCCCTCGGGCGCGGCGTTGCACCTCATCCAAGCGGCGCATCATCTGCTGGTGGTAGTGCCCCAGGTGGGCTGCGACGAACTGCGCCCTCAACGCCTGCAGCCTGGGTCGCAAAGTCTCCAGATCGTCGGGGTGCAGGTCGTTGTCTTTCCAGGACCAGCTGAGGACATGCCGGTCCGCGTACAGCTTGGTGAACCCAGATGTGGCGTACATCTGGCTTGGGATCCCGGGCGACCCGTCTGGGAAGTCCCCGACTGAGATCTTGAACGCCTCACCGTGGTCGATCCCGACAATCCGGTTCCCGGGTGCGTATTTCCAGTTGCCGCCGTTGCGGTCCCAGTTCAACGCCAGGATGTCCAGTAGCCCGAGCAGCGCCGCGTCGTCGGAAGCGTACGGGTCGGGGGTCAACCGGGCCGGCAGCTGCGACGCGGCCAGCGAACCTGGCACGTACTGCATCCACACCACGGCGGGGTCGCCGTCGGGGTCGCGGATCACCGCCGGGGTGGGTGCGCCGATCGCCTCCGACACCAACCCGACCAGGTACTCGGAGTGGACCGAGTCGTGGTCGAATCGGCCGTAGGTTTTTTTGACGACCGCTTGCCCGTCGGGGTGGGTGAAGATCTGGGTTTGGGCCATCTCCCCGCCGTGCAGCTTGTCGGCGGCAGCGGCGTCGGTGCCGCGTCGTACGATCAGGCTCAACTCGCCGCGTGACATCCGTTTCCAGGGTTGTTTCTGACCGAGCACCAACGCGGTCTGCAACGCCCAACCTTCGGGGACACTGTCGCGGAACCTCCCGCCGCCGGGGCCTTTCCCGTCGGGGGCGACCGGGGTCCCGCCGGGCCAACGCGGCTGGTCGGTCACTGGGCCCTCCCGGGCGCATCCGGGGCGAACTTGCGCAGATCGCGCAGTATCGCGGACATGCTGCGGTGTTACCAGGAGGGGACAATCCCGGAATGGTGCAGGTCGTCAATCCCGCGTTGGATCCGAAGCAACTCCGATACCGGCCAGCTGTGGGTCTGGGTCCTAAGTTTGAACGTTGTCGTGTCGTAAAGGTAGTCGGCGAACGGGCTGGTGGTATGGCCCTGGAACTCGGCGTTGGCATGGTCGATCCCAACCACACCGCCGGTGGGAGTGATGATCCAATTGCCGGCGTGCCGGTCGGTGTTGCCGATCAGCAGGTCCAGCAGCCCGAGCCGGTCGTCCTGGTGTTGCGCGGCTATCTGGCGCTCCCGCCGTTCATACTCCGGGATCCCGATAGAGGTGTACCCAGGCAAGATTTGGGCGGCGGTTTTGCCCTCGACGTACTCAGACAGAGTGCCGAGGTTGCCGTCTTCATCTGTCTCGGGCAGCAGCACCACCGGGGGGACCGGGGCCCGGACCACCCCGCCAATGTAGCTGACCGCGACCTCAGTATAGGCCTGGTCGTCGGTGTCGA